CTTGACAGCGTGCTACTGATAGCGAAACAAAACGCATTCAACCCAGTAACAGATTATTTAGATAGTCTCACATGGGATGGTGTGGAACGTTTAGACACGATCTTCATCGATTACCTAGGCGCAGAGGATAACGTGTATACCCGTGCGGTAGGTCGTAAGGCCTTCGTAGCTGCAGTAGCACGTGCCTACGAGCCTGGATGCAAGTATGACACGATGCCGGTATTAGTCGGTGCCCAAGGAATAGGTAAATCTTCGCTTATTCGATTAATGGGCAAGGACTGGTACGCTGATGGGCTTAATACCTTTGATGGTAAGGAAGCGGCTGAAAGCATCCAAAATAGTTGGTTAGTTGAAGGCGGTGAAATGGCCGGGTATTCCAAGGCGGAGGAAAATGCATCGAAACAATTCTTATCCCGCCAGGTCGACGTATTCCGTAAGGCGTATGGTCGCCGTACTGAAGAATATCCACGCCAATGCGTGTTCTTTGGTTCCACTAATCAACACGAGTTCTTAAAGGATATTACGGGTAACCGCAGATTCTGGCCAATACAACTTGGTTTAAAGAAACCAACGAAAAATGTATTTAAGAATTTACCAGGTGAAGTGGATCAGATGTGGGCGGAAGCCAAAGCTCGATACTGCCAAGGTGAAAGCTTAATTATTGAAGATAATGAGGAAGTGCTTCGCCTTGCAAATTTAGCACGTGAAAGCCATATGGAAGGAAATGCTAAAGCAGGTGTGGTAGCGGAGTTCTTAAAACAGAAAGTACCTGAGAATTGGCAGGCGCTATCGATTAGTGCTAGACGGATGCAATTATCCGCAACACATGCGGTACCTGGCCAAGAATTAGTACTAAGGGACCGTATATGCGCAGCTGAAATTTGGTGCGAATGTTTTAACAAGGAATTATCCTGGATGAAGAAAGCCGATAGCCGAGAAATTAATCAAATTTTAGATAACATACCGTTCTTAATCCGGTATGACAAGGTTAGAAAATATGGTCCCTATGGTGACCAGCGAGGCTTTGAAATCATACCAGGGATGATGTAAAAATGGGCGCAACATTCCGCAACAATCGTCGATTTTCCCAAAAAGAATGTTGCGACAAAAAAATAGAATGTTGCCCCAATGTTGCGGGAATGTTGCGGAGAATGTTGCGGTAACAAACCTAGTATTTATCTATATTTATAGTACTTATATATATAAAACGCAACATTTATATATATATATAGTAAAAATATATAAATTTAAGTACGTTTAAGGGGTTAATAGGGGTTAAATGGGGTATATACACATATGTGTGTAAATCCATGTCATTTTTGTTGCCCCTCTAAATGAGAATGGAAAAATCGGAGGTGTGAATATGCTTGAAAAACTAGTCGAACAGAAACTCGTTCGGGGAGTTAGAGAGTTGGGCGGTAAGGCCTATAAGTTCGTATCGCCTGGCAACGTCGGAGTGCCTGATCGGATTGTGATATGGCCGGACGGTACCGTTCAATTCGTGGAGCTTAAAACGACACGAGGTCGATTAAGCCAACTACAGGATGTGCAGTGTAAGAAACTATTGAGCCTACTGCAGACCGTTTACATCCTATACGGCCCTGAAGCCGTTAAGGACTACCTAACGAATGAAGGTGGTATTCATGGCGAGAGTTCCGTGTAAGAACTGTACCCGGCGTACACCTGGCTGTCATGGGATGTGTTCTGACTATAGCTTGTACAAACTACTTAGTAAGTACGAAAAAGCGAAGGAGCATGATGATACCGTCGTACAGTCATATATCATGACTAACGTTCGAAAGATTCGTCATAAGATGCAAAAAGCAAAATACGGATGCACGGTTAAGGATTAGGAGGTGATGCCGTATGATATTCAAGCCACATCCCTATCAAGATTACTGTATTTCACGAGTAGTTAAGCAACAAAAGATAGGACTGTTCTTGGATATGGGTTGAATGGTTTAGGAAAAACCATCATAACCCTATCCGCCATCTATCAGTTGAAATACAACTACTTCCAGGTTAAGAAGGTGCTTATCATAGCGCCTAAGAAGGTAGCGGAAGCAACCTGGCAACGTGAAGCGGCCAAATGGGACGGCGTTGGTATTCTTAGAATATCCACCGTATTAGGCCCGTTAAAGAAACGCATACAAGCACTAAATACACCGGCGGATATCTACATCAGCAATCGCGAGAATGTATCGTGGCTGGTTAGCTACTATAAGAACGCCTGGCCATTCGATATGGTGGTAGTCGATGAATCGAGTTCCTTTAAATCTCATCGTGCCAAACGATTCAAGGACTTATCGAACATGTACAACCATATCAATCGAATGGTGCTGTTAACCGGCACACCATCACCGAATGGACTGATTGACTTATGGGCCCAGGTCTACTTATTAGACCGTGGCCAAACATTAGGTAAGACATTCACCGCATTTAGGGAACATTACTTTGACCCAGACCAACGAGGCCGGGATGTGATCTACAGCTACAAACCAAAAGCCAATACCAACGATGCAATTATGTCAGCCATAGCGCCACTATGCATATCGATGAAAGCTAGCGACTACCTAGACCTTCCACCGATTGTGTATGATACAGTGCCCGTGGTATTGGATGCTAAGGCGAAGAAAGCCTATGAAAGCATGGAACGCGATGCCGTCCTTGAAGTATTCGGAGCAGATGAGGAAATCACTGCCATGAGTGCGGCTGCATTATCCAACAAACTCCAACAGTTGGCCAACGGTGCCGTGTATGACGATGAACGGAATGTCCATGAAATCCATGATTGCAAGATAGAAGCCTTCATGGAGCTTATCGAACAGCTACACGGCAAGTCGGCGTTAGTGTTTTATAACTTCAAACATGACTGCGCCAGGTTAAAGGAAGCCCTAGCGAAAACGGATCTGCGTGTACGGGAGTTAAAAGGCGCCGATGAAGAGTTCGATTGGAACGCCGGCAAGATTGACGTACTACTAGCACATCCCGCATCAACTGCCTATGGGCTAAACTTACAAGACGGCGGTAATCATGTGATATGGTTCGGGCTTAATTGGAGCCTTGAATTATACCAACAAGCGAACAAGCGTTTGCATCGTCAAGGGCAAAATGAAAAGGTTATCATCCATCACCTTATATCCGTAGGTACACGGGACGAGGATATGATGGAAGCCCTTGAGAAGAAAGACGAAGCACAAGAATATGTCCTTCAGTCATTGAAGGCACGGATTGAAAAATATGTGAAAGGATAACAACTATGAGCAGAATATGTAAAACTTGTGGAAGCCTATTCAAGGCTACCGGTAACGAACAAGAGTGCCCTACCTGTAAGGAAGGGTTCAACGATATCATGAGTATCATCAAGGGCCGAGACAGAACGGAGACAGTAAAAGACAGTAAAAAGACAGAAGCACCACCTACTACACCAGAGCCATCACCTAAGATGACTACCTGTAAGGTGTGTGGCAAGGAGTTCGAGCAAACTGGCAAAGGTCGACCTGCTGTCAATTGTCCGGAATGTCGAGAGGCTTTGAAACATGAATATAAGATGCCGTCTAAGGTGAAACCTGCTGCGTCTAAAGCAAAGCCGACAGTATCCGTAGCTACGGATGAGGATAAAGCTAAGCAGTATGGCAAGATTGAACCTAAGCCGGAAGTATCAGAAACACCTACAATAGATGTACCTATTGTTGATGGCGCACTTAATGAGACGATGAACGATGCGGTGCATCATCCACAGCATTACACCTTGTCAGGTTTAGATATCGAAAGTGTTGATGTCATCCGTGCTGTATTGACACCAGAAGAGTTCAAAGGTTGGTGCAAGGGTAACGCCTTAAAGTATTCCCTTCGAGCAGGACGTAAGGATCCGGCGAAAGAAGTTCAGGACTTAGCGAAGGCAGGCGTGTTCTTAAGTTGGATTACTGGGGAGTAGCCTATGCATACCAGTGCAAGTTTCGAGAAACTGCTACACGACCATGGGCATTACCTGGATGACTTATACATAATCACTGTTCGATATGTTAACTACTTGGAGGAACAGTACGAGATGGCGTATGTACGAAGCGAAGAGGTCATCCGTGAATATAAGGAAGCTGGTAATGCCCAGTTCGACGATAAGACATATTCGTATCCGTGGTATCACGATGAGCGATGGGACGAAGCTACTGATACTATGGACATGATAGAGGGTGAAGTCGATGAGCTATACAAGATTGTAGAAGGGATGGATTACATATGACACAGGATAGTATTGATAGGATGTGAACGTATGGGTAAACGTACGAGTAAGGGGACACATCCGGGCATAAGTAAACTGCAAAGGCTGATGGATAGTCACAGGAGACTAACCGACGTCGAGTCACACTTGCAACGCCTGGAGCATGAAGCACGAAGTGAGTACTCTATCACCGAAGAGCAACAGCTAAATCTCAAGACGGCGTATCGTGATTTGCTTGAAGAGTCAAGGCGACTATCAAGGGAACGATATGAACTATGGGCTATCATCCATCAAGTGCCGAGCGATTGTGAGCGTACGTTCCTTGAGTATCGCTACTACTTCGGCCTTGGCATGAAGGACGTCATTGAGGCGATGCACTACAGCGAGCCCCAGGTCTACCGCATACGGAAGATGGCTGTCAAGTCTTTTTGCAAACTTTTTGAAAATTTCTAAAACATGATATGAAATGATAGTTGCGCTTTGTGGTACCTTATGGGTGTGGATATGGAAACGAGCGCCGTATCCACGCACTGTAGGGTAGTTCATAGTGATACCTTTCATGTACTTACACTTCTCTCCTGGGCAGTAGCCCACACACGAAGCGAAGCATTGAGGACTACGAACAACCGCGTAGTCCTTTTTGTTAGCTTTAACGAGAAAAGAAATACCCTAAATTGATTTGAAATTATTTTTAAATTATTTAAAACAAAAAGGTACTTCCTCGACAGAAAATCGTCGGTGGTCGCCTCCGCGCGATGTTTGTCCGCATGTGAAAAATTTTTTCAAGTAGAAAGTACCCTACCAATAGACACTTACGGAAGGAGGTCCAAAATGGCCACGGGAAGACCCAAAGTCAAGTTCGATGACAATGGCGAGATCATTGTCACCACAAAAGTGCTCTGCCAAATCTTGGACCTCGGTCCGGAAATGATATCACGCCACAATCGCGCAGGTATGCCGAAGGTGGCAACGGGTTGGTGGAACGTTCGTGAAGTTCTTGTATGGCTTGGCATGTCCAAGGATAAGGACGGAACGAAATCCGCTGCTCAAAGAAAACTTGAAGCCGAGGCGGACTATAAGGAAGCCAAAGCGAAACGCGAAAAGCGAATGAACGAAGTTCTTGAAGGCCAGTATATTGCGGTCGAGGATGTAACTCGGGAATGGACTGGACGCGTTAACGAATTGAAATCATCCCTTGGGCTGTTACCCAAAGCGGTTAGCAAAGAATTTCCAGATGCAGAAACAAGGGTGATTGTAGAGAGGACGGTGAATGAGTGTGTCAACGAGTACCTCGAAAGCTACGCGCGCGACGGCGTCTACACGAAAGCGAAGAAAAAATAATTCTAAAAATTCAAAGAATCCGAATAAACAATGTCATTACAATTCATCACACGATTCTAGTACTTCGTTTACGTGGACGGCGCAAGAGCTCGCAGCATTCAAGCCTCCGGAGCGGTACACCGTTTCCACATGGGCCGATAAGTTCAGAGTACTCCCAAGCACTAGTGCAGAACCCGGACCATGGCACACGCACCGGACTCCATACTTACGAGAGCCTATGGATATGCTTAACAATGATTTGATTGAATCGATTGTACTGTGTTTCGGTGCACAGATTGGTAAGACTGAAGCTGAACTCAACATGATAGGGTTCGCACTTCATCAATCAAAAGCGCCAGTAATGATGGTGTATCCAACAGATATGCTGGCAAAGTTCAACAGTGAAAAACGTGTTCAGCCAATGATCACGAACACAGAACCTCTGGCCAACATGTACAACGAAAACGCAAGTTCAAAGTTAGAACTCAACTTCAACACAGGGAACTACATGGTATTGTCCGGTGCTAATTCTCCATCGAGTCTAGCGTCAAGGGCTATCAAGTATGTGTTCTTCGACGAAGTCGATAAGTACCCAGTATTCTCCGGCAAGGAAGCCAATCCAATTAAGCTGGCAACGGAACGTACTAAGACGTTCGTTGATGCCAAACACGTGATGGTATCAACTCCAACAGTCGAGAATGGCAATATCTGGACCGCTTTCAAGCAAGCTCATGCGCAGAAAGAGTACTACGTTCCGTGCCCACACTGTGGTGAGTATCAAAAACTCGTGTTCAAGCAGATTAAATGGCCCGATGAGGCTAAAGGCAATAAGGACCGCATCAGGGACACCGCCTATTATGAATGCGCGCATTGTAAGAAAGCGATACACGATAAGCACAAAATGGACATGCTCCGTAACGGAGAATGGCGAACCGAAAACGAACCCGATTGTCGAGTGCGTTCGGTTGGCTACCACTTATCGTCTTTGTACTCTCCATGGATAGCGTTTGGGAAAGTCGCTTACGAGTTCTTTACTTCAAAAGACTTCCCGGACCAACTTATGAACTTTATCAACTCATGGCTGGCAGAACCTTGGCGGAGCGCTAAGACGAAGAGTACGCAAACGCTACACTTTACAGAATCAACCTATGAGCGTGGCGAAGTACCGGATAAGGCAACGCTACTTATCGCTAGCGTTGACGTACAGCTCGACCACTTCTGGTGGGAGGTTAGGGCATACGCACCTGGCGTTAAGTCCTATCTCATTGATTATGGCCAAGCTAGCACATGGGATGACTTAGAGGAGATCATAGTCAACAGGGAATATCCAACAGAATATGGCGAGCCTAGACAAGTGATGAAGGCGGGCATTGACTCAGGCTTCAGAACCGATGAGGTATACCAATTCTGTGCCCGGTTCCCGGAAATATGTATTCCGCTCAAAGGTTCGTCCAATCATAAGACCCTCACGGCGCCGTACTCAATGTCTAGCGTTGAGAAAGGCGTTATCGGAGGTCTTAAACTGTACGTCCTTAATACGGACTACTGGAAGGACTTTATATTTGCTCGGATGGTACGGCCAACCGATGAGGTCGGCACAATCCATCTGTTCAAGGATTGTCCTCAAGAATATACTGACCATCTTCGGTCGGAAGAAAAACAAGAAATCCGCAACGTGAAAACGGGCGAGGTTACGGTGCAGTGGAAACCACTTACCGGGCACCCTACGAATCACTTGCTAGATACATGTACGTACAATGCTGCAGTTGCAGACATTGCAGGGGTGAAGTATTTAACGGAACCCGAAGAATATGAAGAATCTAATCCTGTCACTGAAGAAATCGACTACGGTGTAGGAATGGGTAATACGAACCATTGGTTTAGATAAGGAGGTGAACCATGAGCGATGTAAACGAACAATTGGACCGTATCCGTGAAGTCATCGAGGATATCGAAACAAAAGGATACTCTGAGTTACAGATTGGCGGTAAACGGTTCAAAGCGATTGACCTTCCCGTGTTATATGCACGCGAGCAAACGTTAATGCAACGTGTTCATGAGGAAGCGAACGGCTTCCAAAGTGATGCATACGTGACATGGGGTGGACGATGAATATCTTAGATAAGGTAATCGGTTGGGTTAGCCCTGAGAGGGCGCTTAATCGTATCGCAGCACGAGAGGCTATCCGCCAATATGATGCGGCGTCAATGGACCGATTGAGTAGCGACTGGCAACCTGCTTATGGTACCGCCGAGCAGTTGGCCACCGGTGCACGTGACCTTATTCGAGGTCGAGCTCGTGCAGCTGAAATGAACAGCGACTTAGCTGAGTCTGTAGTTACAGCGCTGATCCGTAACGTCATTGGCGTTGGGATTAAGCCACAGGCAAAGGTAAGAAGCGGTAAAGGTAAGTTAAATACGAACCTTAACAACAAAATTGAAAAGGCTTGGGCAAAATGGACGGAGGCTGAAAATGCGGACGTCCGGGGGATGTCTAACTTTTACGAACTGCAGTCTATCGCACTACGACGGATGTTGTATGATGGCGAGATTCTAGTTAATAAAACCGCACAAGGTGAGTACTTGCCACTATCAATCCAATTGATTGAGGCGGAGAACATCGGAGCGGTTAGCTTACAACATGGTAAGAACAACATTATCAACGGCGTGGAGGTTAACGAATATGGGAGACCAGTTGCGTATCACGTATATCAAAGCGATCCAATGGGGCTACGCAGTTTCGACGCATTACGGCTAACTACGAACCAGGCGTTTTTACTATTTAAACCAACTCGAACTTCTCAGCTTCGAGGGATGAGCCACCTGGCGTTAGTCCTTCGACGTATTCATGATATTGACGAATACATGGACGCAGACTTAATCGCCGCCCGTGTATCGGCATGTTATAGCGCGTTCATTACGTCTCAAAATTCAGCACGGCAAACGGCGATGCTACCACGGGATAGTAAAGGACGTCCTAACATGACATTAGCACCAGGTATGGTTAGACACCTTAGTCCTGGTGAATCCATTGAGTTCGCAGACCCTAAACGTAATGCAGGGACTGCGAGTGAATACTCGGCAACTCAGACACGGAGAATCTCCTCCGGTCTCGGAATGAGCGCGGATATCGTGGCTCGTAATATATCAGGTAACTTCTCAGCAGCAAGGCAAAATCTGTTAGAGGACCAAAAGACCTTCCGACAATGGCAAACATTTGTTATCGCACATTTCTGTATGCCGATTTGGAAAGCCTTTATTGACGCATTATACCTAGCTGGTGAACTACCATCTGACTACTTGGCGAATAAGGACAAGTACCAAGAAGTATCTTGGCTCGCACCAGGTTGGTCGTGGATAGACCCAGTTAAGGAAGTGTCCGCCAATAAGGAAGCAATCAAATCGGGCCTTACAACCTTAGAGGATGTGTGCGCAGCATCTGGGCGTGATTGGGAAGAAGTTCTTGAACAGCGGAAACTCGAGCAGGATAGAGCCAAGGAGCTCGGGGTGTTACTCGATTATTCCAGTGAGTTGCAACCATTGATGGACCCAGATAGTGACGATAACGTCCAAGAATCACAGGAAGGAGCTGATGGCTAGCAATGGACGAAAACGAAAAACGTAGTGTTCAAGGTAACTATTGCCGTGAATCTACGATTGACCAAGTCGATTCCGACAATCGGACGGTAGAACTTTCCTTCTCCTCTGAAACGCCATACGGCCGTTGGTTCGGCGATGAAATCCTTTGCCACGATGAAGAATGTATCAACCTCGATAGATTTAACGATGGCTTAGGCACCATGTTATTTAACCATGATCGTGATGCGGTCGTGGGGCACATTGAAAAGGTGTGGATTGAAAATAATCGAGGTAAAGCGCTAGTACGCTTTGACGAAGATGAACAATCTGACGCCATATTTAAGAAAGTCCAATCCGGAACACTTCAAGGTGTTAGCGTAGGATATGCTATTAACCGATACGAAGTGCTCGAAGATGATAGTACGACATCCACGAATGGCCGGTTCACCGGTCCGGCATACATCATCACCGATTGGGAACCTTTAGAAATCAGCATTGTATCCGTACCTGCAGACCCTACGGTCGGCGTAGGTCGCAGTGCAGATGATATTCAAATTCATACAAGTATTGACACACAGGAGGAACAAAAAGGTATGGATGAAAAAGAAAAATTGACTGAAACTCCAGAAGTGAAATCCGCTCCAGTTGAAGGCGGTATCACAAAGGAACAATTGGCGAAAGCTATGGAAGAAGAACGTAAACGTACTTCCGAAATTACAGCTATGTTCCGCGACTTCGATGTAGAAGGCGCAGACGAAGCAATCGTATTGGGCAAATCCGTTGATGAAGCACGTGCAATGGTAATGGACCAATTACGTGCTCGTAATGCAGGCGTGTCCGTTAAAATGGGCGAATCCGAATCCGATAAATTCCGCGCAGCTGCACAAGACGCAGTATTAATGGCGGCAGGTATTCGTGTAGATGAACCAGCACCAGGCGCTAACGAATTACGTGCACATTCTTTAGTTGAATTGGCACGTGAAGCACTACAACGTGAAGGCCTTCGCGCTAACTTTGGTGATAACTTGGAATTGGCCCGTGAAGCTATTAACTCCACATCCACATTCCCTGCTATCATGTCTAACTTGGCAAATAAATCCGTAATGAACGGTTTTAACGAAGCAGAAACAACTTACCAATTATGGGCAGGTAAAGGCTCTAACCGCGACTTCAAGGAAGCTACTCGCGTAGCATTGTCTGAAGCAGGTGATTTGGAATTAGTTCCAGAAGGTAGCCAATTCAAAGCTATGACATTTGGTGAAACTTCCGCACGTACTAAAGTCGCTACTTACGGCAAATTGTTTAGCTTAACTCGTCAAGCGATCATCAACGATGACCTTGGTATGTTCTCCGCTATCGCAACTCGATTTGGTTCCGCGGCTAAACGTTTGGTGAACAAAATGGTATACGCACAATTGACAGGCGATGTAGTAATGGACGACGGCGTTGCATTGTTCAATAGCAAACATGGTAACGTTGCATCCACAGGTGAAGCATTATCGGTAAAAGCTATTGCTAAAGCAGTAACTGCTATGCGCCGTCAAAAGGGTATCCAAGGTACATCTACACTTAACCTCACACCTAAATACTTAATCGTTCCACCTGAACTTGAAATGGTAGCATACCAACTCATGAACTCCACTGCAGACGTAGCAGGTATTAACTCTGGTGTGGTTAATCCATACAAAGGTCGATTCACTGTTATCGCTGATGCAGAAATCACTGACCCAGATGCATGGTACTTAGTAGCGGATGCAACTCAACACGATACTATTGAAACTACATTCTTGAACGGTGTAGAAGCTCCACGCTTAGAAACTCGTCAAGGCTTTGACGTAGATGGTATCGAATATAAAGTTGCATTGGACGTAGGCGTACGTGCACTTGACTTCCGTGGATTGTATAAAAACGCAGGTAAATAATTAGGGGGTAACGATATATGATGACACTATTCGTACAAGAAACTGACCGCATTGACATTACTGCAACTGCAGAAGTCAAAGCCGGTAATATCGTAGAAGCAGGCGCACTTCACGGTGTGGCTATCACAGATTTAAAAGTCGGTGAAGTCGGTGCCATTAAAGTAACCGGCGTATTCAAAGTAACAGCTAATAAAACTGATACTTTTGCAGTCGGCGACGTAGTTAACTTTGATACAGACAAAGCTGTTAAAACTGGTGGTAAACCATTAGGCATCGCAGTAGCTCCAAAAACTGCTGCGCAAGATACAGTTACCGTTATGCTAGTGCAAGCTGTCAAAGTTGGCGCGTAGTCAATAGCTATATTATGAGGATAACGGGGGCCACATGCCCCCGTTAAACCTATGAGGTACAAATATGTATACATACGATGAAAACGTCCTCCTGGGGGCATTTGGTGAGAAAATCACATATGAAGGTAAGACCATCAAGGCGAGCGTGGAAATCGGTGAGTACGATGGCAAGGGTTCAGGCTTCGTAACCGGATTAGCTGATAAGGCTAAGATTTGGATACGAACCAAGGACATACCATTACCAAAGACCAAGGATGAAATCTACATCCATGGCAAAAAATGGTATGTGGATCATATCTCTGATAGTGACGATAAGATGCATTGCCTAGAAATCGTGGCCAACGTAAGGACGGTGAGACCATGAGTAATGAGCCTATCACCATTAATGATGGAGCTACACCGTATCTCGAATTTATTGCTAAGACGAAACCTGATTGGATGCGTAAGGCGATGAAGTCGATGGGGTTCATGATGTCCAAGGCTATCAAGGAAGGCATTAAATCCGGAGCGCCAGGCGGTAAGAAGTATGCTAATTTCATGCCACCGGCTATGAGGGCACAACTCGAAGCAGCATTCGGCGCCAAAGTTAGAAGATCCTACAGAAAAGGCGGTAAGGCTGACCGCGAAGGCTGGACACATAAGTCTCGTGATGAACTTATCGCTAGTGGCGTAAAAGCCGGCACAGTTGGATACACGCCACTCGGCAAAATGTACCGAGCCGTAGGGTACCAGTACGACGCTAAGTCTGAATCGGTCAAGGTTGGCTGGTTATCTAATTCTGCTAAGAAATTAGGGGAACAGATAGAGAAGGGCTATACCAAGGAAATAACGGAGAACATGCGTAAGAAATTATTCGCGCATGGGTTCCAGTTGGCTAAAGGAAAAACGACCTTCACCATTAAACCTCGTGAAACCTTCGGCCCGATGCGTACTGCACTTCAGCCTAAACTCGTGCCGTTCCTTGAGAAGAAAATCGGTGAGTACGCACTCGGTAACACCTCATGGGGCTCCAGTAATCGAGTATACAAAGTGAGGTAGCTATGCAAACAATTCCACTCGCAGTGATTGCGAATCGATGGGTTGAGGCTATTAAGGACAATGATCATATCAATGAGTTCTGTCAGTCGAAGTACGGTAAGGACCTGTCCATATTCGTAGGGTATGATGATGCAGGCGCTCCTCTTGAGGAGGATTGTCCATGCGTTATCGTCCTTATGGACTCAAAGTCCGAAGGGCTCGCAGATTCATATTCGTATACTCTCCAACTCGTATGGGGCGTACATCGGAAGGAAGCGGAACGTAATGGCCGTGTCATTACCTATACAGGCGCCTTTGAAACCGATGAACTTGGCCAGTTACTCATTGAATGTATTATGGCCGTCAACCCTAATTATCCAGTCATTAACATTGACTATGAAACGGATAATGTATCGTGGCGCCCTGTGTATCCAGGAAAGGCCACATTCACAATAGAAATACCGCACGTAATCGGCGGTCACGTTGAATATTAATAGGAGGATAACATGGCAGTAGCTAAACGTGCGCAAGGCGCACAATCCAAACTAACAATGGCTTTTGAGACTGACTTTGGCGTTACACCGTCCACCGGTGGCGTGGTTATGCCAATCATTAGCTCCTCGTTAAAAGCAAGTCAAAATCTAAATGATTCTAATGTAATTCGTGGTACACGTAATCCTGCGGCACCTAGCCGAGGTAACATCGATGCATCCGGTAGTATTACACCTCCAGTCGATGTAATCGGTTTCGGCTATTGGTTAAAATTAGCCTTTGGCGCGCCTACTTCCACAGCCGGTGCAGGTTCCGCGCATAAGCATGTGTTCAAAATCGGCCCAGATATGCCATCCGCTACATTCGAGCAAGGCTATAAGGATATCAGCACATATCAACAATTTAGCGGTGTTCGCATGAATAAAATGGCGCTTAACTTTGGTGGTGACTCCGAGTTAACAGCCACTATCGACGTAATGGGCTGTAAGGAAACCATGGCGGCAGTGCCATTTGATACAGCACCTACTCAAATTGCCTTTACGCCTTTTGAAAATCTTGAAGCTACAATCAAAGAAGGTGGCGTGACAGTCGCTAACGTATTGTCTCTAAGCCTTAACATTGATTTCGGCTTGGATGGTGATTCCTACGCTATCGGTAATAAAGGGTTCCGTACCTATATCGATACAGGTATTGTCGGCGTATCCGGCACCTTGAAAGCGTTCTTCCAAAACATGGACTTATTGAACAAATCCGTAAATGGTACAGAATCTAGCCTTGAATTGACACTTACCAAGGGCACTAACTCTTTGGTTATCAAATTACCTGAATTGATTTACGAACGTAACTCCCCAGGTATCGATGGTCCTAAAGGCGTTAACATCGAAATGCCATTTAAAGCATACTACGGCGATGATTCTGAAGAATCCGCCGTGCTATTCGAATTAACTAATACGCAAGCAGCGTATTAATAGGAGGTAACTATGAAGATTCAAGGTAAGGAACTAAAAGCAAGAGCCCTCACATGGTCTGAACGTGAAATGTTGATTAAAGCAGGATTGGACTTCGTATATTGTCCAGTCGAAGAAGATGATCAGCTAGCAGGTATCATTCGTAGCCGTGACATTATGCGGTTCATCTTGATGGATGTATATGGCCTCAGTGATGAGGACCTGAATACAGTATCTGACAAGGAAGCTATGGACTTTGCCGGCAAAGTTATCACCGCTACATTCCAGGTACAAGACGATACAGAAAAAAACTAAAAGAGGTGTGGGGGTGGATGTCCTCTGACCGTCCGAAGTATTGCCAAGGGTGTAGGGAGTTACAATCCGCCACCCGGCAGTCCTTCGACTGTTCGGAGTGTGAATACAATCCTCCACACCTATTATTTGGTACGAAATTGGCTATGAAACTGTATACCCTATCACGCAGTCAACGCATATATCACACAGGAGGGCTAGCAGGATTTGATTATCCAGCCATCCGCACCGTTGCGGAAATGAATAATATCAATTTGGGTCCGATGTTATTCAGCCTCATGTGGATATTAGAGGGATTAGAAAAAACTTTAACAGAAGAAGAAAAAACTATAGCAAGAAGAGC